AGTTATACAAGTCCGAAAGGTGGTAGGAGAGCTTGTCTTTGCAAAGATGGACTTACTTACAAAATAGAGTGTTGCACAGGAGAACTTCACGCACAGGGCATTGGTGCGTTGAAAGGTGGTAGTAATTCCAGTATAAATGGTGTATCACGTACAGGATAAAAAGCAAATATTAATTTAGTAAACGATATATTATTATGGAATTAAAAAGAGTTTTAGAAACGTTAAGCAAGAGACAAAAAAATCAAAAAACTGAATTGAGTGAAGCAAGTGATTTAAGAAAAGAAAGTATAAGAAGTGGAGTTTATGATGGCTTTGATGAATTAGCAGATTTAAACAATTTTGCTAATAAAATAGAAACGAAAATACGAAAAAAGCAACAAAAAGTAGATAGTCTTGTTAATGAAGCAAATAGATTAAAAAGAATTGCAAAAAATGAAAATAATAAAAAAGATTTAAATGATATAGAGTTTGTTGAGAAGCAAATAAAACTTATTAGAAGAAATTTTCGAAAGGTGTTGCAGATTGTGCAAGGTGCGCAACAGAAAAGTGTATAAAAATACAAAATAAATAATCAAAAGCGATATATAGTTATGAAAGCGACAGAAGTATTAAAACAAGTGAAAAACATTCTTGGAGTTGAGCTATCTGAT